ATCTCTGGAGCAATCGACCTGTACAACGACGGGCATGTGATGGACTACAAGGTCACGGGCACCTACAGCACACAGGTGGGGAAGCCAGAGTGGGAGCAACAGCTAAACATCTACGCTTGGCTACTCAGGCAGAACGACATGCCCGTAGAGTCTCTTACGATCTGCGCGATTTGCAGGGATTGGTCACAGACAAAGGTGAGTAGGCAGCGCAACTATCCTGATTCACCCATCGTGACGATTGACATCCCGGTCTGGCTACCAGATGCAGCAGAGCGGTTCGTAGCAGAGCGCGTTGACCTACACGCAAGCGACCATGTGCCAGACTGTACAGACGATGAGAGGTGGGCAAGGAAGGGCGGACAGTACATCAGGTGCGAAAATTATTGTTCAGTCGCGGATTTTTGTCCGCAATACAAACAAGACATTTAGTACATGATTGAGATCACCGACCGCCAAGCTAGGAACCTCTGGCTGAGACTGGATACGGATGGGTCGTGTTGGGAGTGGACCGGACCAAAGAGCCGCGACGGCTATGGAAGGGTTCAGTTTGGTAAACGATGCCTTCAAGTGCATCGTGTAGTCTACGAGTTGTTCTACCAGACATCGCTAACACCAGACGTTTGTGTGCTCCATACTTGCGACAACCCATCATGTGCGAAACCGTCACATCTTTTCCTTGGTAGTCGCGCAGATAACAATCGCGACTGTAAGGCCAAGGGGCGCACAACCAAGGGGACACGGCATCCCAACAGCCGCCTAACGGAAAAACAGGTTGAAGAAATTTTAGCTTCTACGGAGTCCGCAACGGTGCTCTCAAAACGTTATCCTGTGTCTGACGTTACGATAAGCAAAATTCGTCGCGGAGTTGCTTGGACACATATCAAACCAAAGGAGGTAGTATGAGTAAGAACACAGCAGGAGACATCTGGAAAACCCTGTCTAAACTCAATGTAGACGAGCATACGGAGGACCGTAACGGGCTTTCGTATCTGTCATGGGCTTGGGCATGGGGGATCATGATGGATCACTACCCAGACATGACGGTGACATGGCATGGCGATGGTACCCATGTCGATCACATCGTCTATCCGGGCGGGACTGCATCGGTCGCCTGTACCGTGTCCATCGGGTCAGTCAATCAGCATATGTGGCTTCCCGTCATGGACTACAGGCACAAGGCAATCGCAAATCCTGACGCTCGTTCGATCAGCGATGCGAAAATGCGGTGCATGGTGAAGTGCTTCGCGTTGTTTGGGCTTGGACACTACATCTATTCCGGTGAGGATCTTCCGGCACAGGAAAAAAACACACCAGAAAAAGTTTCTGCACCCAAGACAACCAAGCCGAAGCCGTCGCCCAAGACAGTGGACCCAAGCCACGACCACGCTTACGGCGAAGAGTTGATTCGTGCAATCAAGACGACCGCCAAGGTTCTCGACAAGGCTGGATGGGAGCCCGACGAAGATTTCAAAAAGCGCATCAGGGCTGCACTGTCCCGTGGCGTGGTCGATGAGTTGCTTGCCGTAAAAGCAGAACTTGACGCACTCGAAAGCCCCGCCACACAACTATCTACTCCTTTCTAATTACCAACCAAAGAGAGACAATGAGCAACTACAACAGTGGTCCCCGTATCGACTTCGCAATGTTCAAGAACAGCTATGCGAAGACTGACAAGCACCCAAAAGAAACCGGCAAGATTGAAATGAGCCGCGAGTTTCTCAAGGCTATGGTCGAGGTAGCGAAAACTGGCGTCATGCCTGAGCTGAAGGTTGCTTCGTGGGACAACGTTTCAAAGAAGGGCTTGGCATACAAGAGCATGCGTATGGAGATTGTCGATCAAAGCTCTCAGGACACGCGCTCTTATGGCGAAAAGGCAGGAGCGGCAGAGGCACAAGCTGTTGACGACGGGGACGACATGCCGTGGTAAACGATGTTCAATTCCTCCTGCGTCTGCCAAGGCAAATGAGGGAGGATGTCGCACAGGCGGCAAAAGCAGAAGGCGTAAACCACAGTGAGTGGATGCGCCAAGCAATCACTGAAAGATTGGACCGTCAGGGTAACGAGGTTTACGAAAAGGCAGAGAGCCCGAACGTCCCTGACAAGGCGAAACGTTCAAAGAATAGGTGGTGGTTGTAAGTCGTTGCCCCGACTTACAACGGGTGTAGTGGTGGCCCCCACTACGGGCTGCCCTCTTCGGCTTTTGAATACTCCTACCGGAGAGGGTGGCCAGCCCTAAAAGAAATTGGAGGAAGATATGAGCAAGGAGGATGATGTGATTACTGGACCCGCATGGCTTGAGCAAGCGTTGAGCGACCCGCTGCAAACGTCACTGTTCAGCAACGCAGAAGCACTGCGCGACAACGCAATTGATAAACTGGAGATTGCATACGACGGCTGGATTGATTCAGTATTGAAAATAATTTCCTCAATACCAAATCAACAAACGTTCACCACAGATTACTTGTGGGAGCAGGTCGATAGTGTGCCCAACGAGCCACGGGCTATGGGTGCCGTTATGACCAAAGCAAAAAAGACCGGCTTGGTGGTGGCAACAGGAAACTATATTAAAAGCAGAAGGGCTGAATGTCATGCCCGTCCCGTAATGATATGGAGGCGTATCTAAATGGAAGCCGAAGATAAGGCATGGCCGATGACCGAACCTTTCGAGCAATCACTGAAGGGCCAAGTCTCATACGCATCAATGATTGGTAGCATATTTCTGCACTTCATAGTCGGAAGCGACACCCACATGAATATGGGGTGGGACAGGTGGAAGGCTACCTACTACATGGTCGCCAATAGCGCAGGCTTAACTGAAATTGAATCTGAAAAATTTTTAAATCAAACGTGTTTGATTTTGGTTGCCTTGGGTATCCTAGATTTACCCGAGGGAGTCGAGCTTGATGGAAATCTGGTTTATGCAATTCCAAGCGACCCAGACAAAACCATGCACTAGGGGGAATCATGATCGCGACAATAGCGTTTTTTGTTGGACTGATCCTTGGGTCTCTGATGAGTGTAATGTCAATGGCATTAGCCGTATCGGCTAGGGCTGCTGACGATGACTATTTGCTGGTCAAGATAGAGGATGGAAAAAATGAATGAGGAGGAGCGGTGTCCTAGATGCGACCACACGCATTGCGGGTCTTGCCCACCAGTAGGTGACATCTTAGAAATCGCGGCATCAGCGGTTAGTGGGGACAGGCTGGCGAACTACGGTACCCCCATGTTGAATCACGGTGCTACCGCTCAGATGTTCAGCGCCTACATGCAGAGGAAGTACGGTGAGCGCATGGTCACAATCTTTGACGCTCACGATGTCTGCGTATTCAACATCTGCCAAAAGCTATCCCGACTTGCCAATACACCGTGGCATGAAGACAGCTTGGTGGACATTGCGGGTTACGTTGCCAACATCGGCACCATACTCAACGAACAATACCCGCCAACACGGCACCGGCAAGAATAGCTGGAGCATGCCCTGCGAGGCGCTTGGGGAGCGAGGGGGATGCCTTCGCCCTCCAAGCGTCTCTGGAGGCTTCTAAGGCCGTCACGGAGGCCCTGAGAGCGTTGTTAAGATCCACTTGCGTAGCAAGCAGAGAGTCCGACGCCTCCACCCTTCTCCACAGCAACGCCCTTTCTTCTTGAAGGGCCGCGACCTGACCCCGTAGCTCTGTAGTAACAGAGTCATGTTGCACTTTCAGGTCCCGCACAATTTGCGCGAACGCTGAATCCCCGCTCGTAACCAGACTGTCAACCAACAATTGAGTCCTGACTGCAAAATTTACTTCCAAGCGTGCAGCCCGCATGCTCGCCTCATGGGACACTTCTTTCAGGGAGTCTTGTCTTTGGCTCAAGCTATCGATCAGTTGCGCATACGCGGTTCGCTGTTCTTGCAACCGAGCCTCAACCTGAGAGACTTCTTCCTGCGCGAACGCTACAGCCTGTTCCGCTTCCTTGACTTCGGCATCCCAATAGCGACCCCACTGCATGAAGATAAGTGCAATAAATAAAAACAATACATAAAGAAAATATTTACTCATTGCAGATCACCGCCGACTCTCTGGATGCAAGGGACTCACATAAGCGATCAAGTCTTTCGTTCAACTCGTTAAGATCATCTGAAATTTTATCATGTTGGTCATTGCGCCGATCAATGTATGTGTTCTGCCTACGAGACAGTGTTTCTACTTGAGTATTGTGATTCAAACCTTGTGTTTCGAGCGCGCCGAAACGACGATCGACGAAGACCACAAACATGGTTAACCCAATCACCGCACCGAGAGTCAGTTTTACTCCGGTTGATTTTGAAATGGGCGTGGAATCGTCTAGCATGATTCACTCATGATTCACTGAGCTGGTTGTAAAAAATATTTTTTTTAGAGTAATATTTAATAAAATTAACAACCAGCTCGATAAAAATAATTTTTTAGTTATTTAATTATGAATTTATATGCGGCTACAGGCGAGGTTACACCAGAAATAGTTGTTCTGTAGGCTTGAGTGGCTTCTACGTCACCCGATTCAATCATGGAACGAAGAAGGACCCTCATCCTTTTTACGGAAATGCCAATTACCTCGACAAGCTCTCTGCTTGTAAAAGCGTAGGGGTCATCTTCCGGCGTATTCTTTTGGCGCTCTTCAATGGAAGCAGCGATCTGCTCAAGAATCTCTGCCTTGGTAATCTTCATTCAATCCTCATCTGTGTTGGACGTTCGGGCGCGTAAAGAATAGGCTCAACGGAATACTCTTTTCCGTCTTTGATTGAGACGCAAACGAGGCCAACATCGGCCATGCTCTCTGCGACCCGATGGACATACTCTGTAGCCAACTGCCACGCTGGCAAAGCTATGGCCCGAGTTTTTATTTTGTGGATCTTCCCGCTGTCAGCGAATTGATGGAAGTGGCTTCGGATGGCTATGTCTGGTGGCGTCAAGCCATCCATCATGTAGTTGAAACAAATATCCTGCGCGTACCATCGCATGTATGGACCCTTCGTGTGAGCCCTGCGACCCATGCGACCGTGGTGCTTTACATCGAAGTCCACATCCCCGATTGTCACCTTGCGCCAGTATGAGGACATTTGCCCTGTATCGGGGTCTCCCACAACAGGCCACCCCTGAGACTTCAGGGCGCGAGCTATGCCTTCTTCGGTGTTGCCCGACTCTCCTACATGCGCGGCTGTTCCACGGATGATGTGAATAGAGTCAGGTTTGAGGGCAAGGGGGATACGCATGGACTCAAGGAAGCATGCGATATGAATACCTGTAAGTCGGCTTGCGATCTGTGCCGTGCGGTGGTGGTCACCGTCGATAGCATCGCCGTTAACTACGATGTGTAGTTTTTGTTTTCGGCCTCGCATTTTCTTGACGCGCTTCCATGCGTCGAGCCAGTTATGCCAGAGCCAGATCTGGGATTTATTTGGCTGATACCAGCCCCC